ATCAGGTTCAGCAATAAACTCAAAGTAACGCGCTTCAATAATGAGTTTAAAATCAGCGGGTTACTTTAATCGTTCCATGAATTGAACTATCATTCATCCCGCCACATTCCGGCGATAGGAGCACAGGACATGACAACAGAAATTCTTGATACGCTCACTGAATCCGCCGCACTGGTTTCAGTGTTGATGAATACCGTGGATAGTTCGCTTTCTCTTGATGATGAACGGGCAAGACTCGGACTCGGCTTGACGCTCAATTCGATCCTGGAACGATTGGAAGGCGCGATGCTTTTGATCAGTGAGGGTAAGAGCATGGAAGCGTTCATGCGAACCCTGACAACGCCAGTTGATTGAACCGTCTTTCGTTCGCCCTGCAACGTGGTCAGGAAGGCGTCAAATCTTCGATTCTAGGCACTTTCTCAGGAAGGCAAGGCGAACGCTCAAACCCAGATTCAGCAGGCCAGAAACAGGCTGAATCTTTATTTCCACCAGTGAAACACTTTCCTTGAAAACTTCATCGTTAATCAATCACACTTGGATATCGTTAAGTGGAGGGTATGACATGAGTAAAACACTATCGGCTAACCAAGCGGTTGATCTTCTGCTGGCCGTGCGCGGTATGGGAGACCGCCACACGCTGCATAGGTGGGTTAAAGAAGGTTTGATCGGGAGAGAGTTCATTCATACCCGTTGCGCCGTCTACGATGAAGCTGAAATTCGTGCTGCATCAATCATTAAGCCGGGTAAGAAACAACCGAAACGGAAGGCCAGATAACAAAACGGCAACCCCATCAAGGTTGCCGTCGTTAAACGAACCACGTTGGTAGCGTGGTTTTCAATCCAATCAACAAGTTAGGTGTACAGTATGACACAGGTAAGCAATAGTTTCAACATTCATCCATCCTGCAAAGATGTCCTTTCAGCCCTTGAATCTGGTGGGTATGCACCACGAAAACAAGGTTCAGGACACATCGCCAGATGTCCGGCGCATGACGATCATGATCCAAGTCTGAATATCGCTGAGAAGAAAGACGGTAGCGCCTTGCTGCATTGCTTCTCAAATAATTGCGATTATGAATCCATCCTCAAAGCAATCGGACTATGGACTAATCCGGCGGATATTGAACGCAAGGATGAAAGTATTGTTCCTTACCATACCAGTAAACAAGTCAAGCTGCATTCGCCCGCGTATCTTGATAGCCGGAATAATGTAGTTGTTCCATTAATGCCAAGCGGCCAACTTACTATTTGGACAAATGGCAATAAGCGGGTATTGAAAGGAACAGACACAAATGAATCGTTATTCTTCTTTGCTGGCGATAAGTATGAAATTGAGCAAGCACTAAGTTTTTGTGTCGCCACTGGTTATAGTACAGCCGCATCAATTTATGAATCAACCGGTTGTATTACGGCTATGGCAGTTAGCGATGATAATATCCCTACTATTGTTGAAAAGTTAAGAAAGAGATTCCCTAACACTGAACTAACGATATGCGCCGATTATGACGCTAGGGATAAATTCACTTTTCTTGCGTTAAACAACAATTGCAGACTGTGTTATGCGCCAGTGGTCAATGGTATTCTCAAACCTCACACATCAGACTTTAACGACTTGATGATTGATCAAGGCAAGTCAGCAGTTTGTGAAGTCGTTGGGGAAGCAAAGTTTGTAACTGCTGATTCTGTCAAGGTTGAAGTAGAGAAACCAACCGCCACTAAAACCAACGGTGCTGTTATGTTTCTTGATGCAGATAAGATTATCCCCAAGCCTATAGAGTGGGTTTGGAATGGTTGGTTAGCTATAGGGAAGTTAATGCTATTAGCCGGTGCGCCGGGTACTGGAAAAACCAGTATCGCACTGACCATAGGCGCAACAATTAGCCGTGGCGGTCAACTTCCAGATGGAACCAACGTAAAGGAAGCAAGGGTTTTGATATGGTCAAGTGAGGACGATCCAACCGATACGCTTATCCCGCGATTGATTGCAGCGAACGCCAAGCTATCGAATATCAAGATTATTCAATCCGTTAATACGGGTAAAGATAATCGTTGCTTTGATCCATCGAAAGACTTTCCACTATTGGAAACAGCAGTTAAAGAAATTGGCAATGTTGGGTTTATGGTGATTGACTCAATTGCTGATTCTGTTTCTGGCGATGCTGGTAAAAATAATCAGGTTAGGCGGGCATTAGCCCCAGTGAAAGAGTTTGCTGAAAATAACCGGATTGCGGTCTTAGGTATCACGCACTTCAACAAGAATGTAAATGGTAAGGCAATGAGTAGAATTATCGACTCGGTTGCTTTTACTGGTATGCCCCGCGTTGTAATGATTGCATTCAAGAAGAAAGATAACGGTTCCTTATTGATGCGGGCAAAGTCAAACATTGGGCCTGATCATGGTGGGTATGAATATCATACCTATATGGAACCATTGATCGAATATCCGGGTATTGTGGCTAATCGTATTGGTTGGGGCGGATATATTGAAGGTTCAGCCGATCAACACCTGACGGATGCTGAATCGCCAATCATCGAAGACCCGAAGAAAGAGTACGAGCGTGCTGAACAATTCCTGCTCGATGAACTTGCGGATGGTTTACGTAAGGAATCAGCGTTGATCAGTGACAAGGCGAAGTCGTTAGGGATCAGTAGGAGTGTTTTGGATAGAGCTAAACAATCACTACGGATCGAACCAAAGAAGATCGGCAAAGTCTGGTATATGTACCTTCCTGTTACAAACAACAGTGAGGAACCACCGTTCTAACCAATATATATATTGGGATATTGGGTAATTGGGATATTGGGATATTGGGATATTGACCTTGGGATATTGACCTTGGGATATTGACCTCTTCTAAGCTGTTGATTTATTGGAATCATCCCAAGTTCCCAAGTTCCCAAGCTCCCCAGAAACCAGCCTTTTCCCTTACGTTCCATCCAAATCCAATATCCCGACGCCCAAACCTTGACCGGCGCAACCAGCCTTGAAGCCGTAGCCTAACCACTCCGTTAAATCCTCGGACTGGTTTCCGCACTACCAAACCTAGAACCTCGCCAGAATCGAAACTGAGAGCGTTCTAGGCCCATTCCCGCGTCATCCCCTCGCGCAATTTATGACTGCTATTTTTAGCGGTCTTAACTCCAAAATAGTTACACCAATCTTTCATCATTCCGATGAAACCGTTTCCTTGCTTATTTCACTAACAAATCAATATCCTGATTGCAATATATGCAATGAGGGTTTTCATCATGCGCGAAGAAAAGCAACAGAAAAGCGTTAATTTCAAGTTGGATGAAGCGATCCATAAACAGCTTCGACACTTGGCGCTTGATCGGTCTCAGACCTTTCAAGACTTTGTTAAAACCGTTCTCACTGAAAAAGCACAGCAGGTTTTTAAACATGAAAGCAACTAACACTATTGACCGTGAAAAGCTGAATCAGGCGATTGTTGATCATGCTCAAGTTCTTGCTGATATGAAAGCGCATAAGACTGAACTGGATAACATTCAATCTCAGATCAACGAATTGAATACTGAGATTGACAAGGCTCAACTAGCCTTGGGAGACTTCGACTTAGCCAACAACTCCATTGGGGAAATTAAAGAGTTTGCCGCTAGAAAGTATCGCGCCAAGTTGGAACTGGAGACATTCATTGATATTCGTGATGAACTTCAACGCAAGTTCCCACCACTGGAACGCAACTATTCTCAACTCGATTCACTCACTGAAATAGAAAGCAAGCGCCATTGTTGGGGCGTTCTGTACGATGGTTTACTCAAGTCGATTGATATTGAATCATTGAAACAGTTGATCGTAGTGGGTATTGCTGCGGGCAAGCATGAATCCAATGTGATTGATGATCTGAAACTTGGTTCTATTGAATATCAGCGCCTTGAAGCACTTGCCAAACAGTTCAATTTACCGGCTTGAGGGTATGGATATGAAAAACATGAATGTGAACATTAGCGATCATGGCAAGGTTCAGGCTTTAAATAATCCACCTCAAGAACCGAACTGGCGACGCAAAGAAAAGGAAATGACGGAGAGAGCCGCTAAGTATTATCCTAGCGTGAAAGAATCCGCCCTGGAGCGAGAGCTATTTAATCAAGTTTCAGGACAGAATAAGCAGGCAACGATCATTGGTTCAAAGTTGGTTGCAGACTTCGCACTACTGCAAAGTAAGTTGAAACGTGAAGGCGACTTGAATCAAACCCTGTTTAATCAGGTTGCGAATCGTGGTTGATCCATCGCTTGAGAATGCGGCGCTCAGTGTTATAGAAGCAGAAATAAATCTGTTTCTATTAGAGAGTATGGCGAGAAACAATACCTATCGCCATAACGTCGCTTCTCTTGCGTTGCCCGCACTCATGCGAACACTCATAACCGATTGCGGTATTGTAGAAGCAGCAGGCATTGTTAATCGTTCATTCAAAAAAATAGCAGGCTAACACTATGTCAGATGCAACCGCAAAGATTATTATCAAGGCCATTAATAATGCTAGTCCGGTTATTCGTGGTATTTCTGGAGACTTGCGCTCTTTAAATAGTGTTGCTGCATCGGTTGCAATGTCCATTGGTAAAGATTTTGTCAATGGATTCATTTCGGCTAATAGTGAACTCGATAGAATGCGCCGCGCTTTCGATGCGATTGCGGGCGCTGGTGTAGGCAAAATTGAATATGACCGGCTTACAGATACAGCTAATAAACTAGGTTTATCGCTTGACTCATTAACCAGTTCGTATACTCAATTGAAAGCAGCGAGTATAGGAACCGCCCTGGAGGGTAAAGGCGCGGAGGATGCCTTTAAGTCTGTTGCGGGAGCAATGAGTGTATTAGGCGCGAATAGTCAACAGACTAAAATGGCGTTCCTTGCAATTTCTCAGATGGTTTCAAAAGGAACCGTCTCGATGGAAGAGTTAAGACGCCAGCTTGCGCAGCATTTACCCGGCGCATTGAATATCTTTGCTCGCTCACTCAATATCAGTATCGGACAACTCTATAAGCTGGTGAAGGCGGGCAAAGTTGGCATTCCCGAAATGCAGAAGTTCTTTCAGCAAATGGGAACCGAACTGAATCCCGAAAAGATGAAGGTTTCGACTTATGAACAGAATACCGCCAGACTCGAAAACGCCTTCAAGACACTTAATGTAGAAATTGGCGCTACTGGGGTATGGCAACTATTAACCGATGCTATGGGAGCATCGGCGAAAGTGGTTAATTCTGTTGCCGGGTCAATTCAGTCTGACACTGTGGCAATGGGAGCAATATGGGATTCGTGGGGTAAACAGTTTTCTCAGATTATGAGTGAAGCCGATATCGCTTTAAATGGATTCCTGACAGACTTTAAGAACAATACTGCTGAGACTCAAGGCATTGCGTATGCCATAGGTGAAACGGCTAAATTCATTGCCGACGCCTTTCAGAATCTACCCGTCAATATAAAGACTTCAATCGTTGTGCTTATGTCTGAGATTGGTCAGGCATTGATCACGATTCGCTCACAGTTTGAGACTCTTTGGGCATACCTAGGCGCAAGTGCAAGCGGCGCTATTGCTGGCGTTCGAGTCGCGTTTGCTGGCGTGGTTGCTGATATTGATGCGCTCCTAGCGAACCTTGCCGGGTCAATGGCGAGCAGTCTTGAAGCGCTCGGCAAAGATGCTCAGTTCATTCCGGGTTTTCGTGCTTCTGTTAATGGCATTGCTCAGGGTCTTCGCGGTATGGAGAGCGCCGCTCAAGAGTCCGCCAAGCGCCTCCAAGAGCTTAAAACCGCTCAGGATGACGTTGGGAGAGGCTACGAAGAACGAAAGGCCAAAATCGAGGCTACGGCTACGGCTGAACGGCAGGCGTGGGCTGACACAGCAGCGGCGGCGCTCAAAGCGCGGGACGTACAGATTCAGGCCACCAATGATCTGATCCGGCAACGCCAGGATTCAGCGGATTGGGACAAGCAGGAACAAGCCTTGTGGGCGCGTCGTGTTGAAAACCTGAAGGCCGCAACCGTTGCCGTTGCTGATCAGGGGAAGGCCGGAAAGACCACGGCAAAGATTCTCAAGGAATTGGCTTCAATCGGCAAAGTGGTTGACGGGAAAGATACCGGCGCAAGTGCTTCTCTTGAAGTCACCCTTGCCATTGTGAAAGCCCAGAAACTACGCAACCAACTATCCGCCACTTCCAGCGAAGAGGCCAAACAAGCCTACCTCGATACACTGAAAGAAGCCGACGCTGCTGCAAAAGCACTCAAGACAGATCAAGAGCGGGCGTCGGCATTGAGTCTATTAGCTGCTGAAAAGCAACGACTGCAAGAGTCTGGAATCATCCCAAAAGATGACACCACGGCAGTCATTGATGCTGATACCACTCCCGCCAATGAGAAGTTGAAGATACTGCGTGAAGACATTAACGGAATACCCTCATTCCAGCAGATTGACGCGAATACAGAGAGTGCATTCAACAAGATCAGTGAACTCATCCAGTGGGCTAACTCACAGTCTGCAACCATTCGAGTCAACACGGTAACGAATAGCGCACCAAGTACGCCCGACGCGCCTACAGGTGAAGGATTCGCCCGTGGTGGATTCGTGGGCGGGATTGGGAATCGGGATACTGTACGGGCAATGTTGACACCCGGCGAATTTGTATTAACGCAATCTGCTGTTAAGCGATTGGGTATCCCGTACTTACAGGCATTGAATGGCAATCGTGCGATCAATCGGCTTGATATTCCTAGAGTGCCGCATCATTACGCGAGTGGTGGATTAGTTGGGAATACAGTAAACCATGTTGTGGAGTTGAAATTACCCACTGGTAACACTCATCGGGTATCTGTTTCATCGCATGAAGCAGTCAGGCGATTGGCCGATGATATGACTCGGTTAGGAAGGGCGATATGATTCTCTTTCCTATTGCCCAAAAAACTCCCATTGCCAGAAATTCAATCGGGCGATAGGAAAAAGAAATGGAACTGCGGATTAAATATGATGACAGTGGAGTTCAGCAGATGTTAAGCGCACTGGCGAATCGTGCGGTTGACAATGCGGGAATACTTCGTAAGGTTGCCACTATCTATCTTGCGTCAACCGAAAGACGATTCGAGACTTCGACCGCTCCTAGTGGGCGCTCTTGGAAACGGAATACACCCGCCACCAGTAAACTTAAACTGTCTGGAATGAAAGGTAGAAGTCCGGCGATACTAGGTGCTAAACCCGGTGTGTGGACTGGTAAATTAGCAAGTTCAATGAAGTATCGGATAGTAGGAGACTACCTAACTATCTTCACTGAAATACCCTATGCACCTTGGTTTAGTCGTGGACATAAGGGAGTGAAACCGTGGGGCAATACTCCACCTAGACCGTTCTTAGGTCAGAATAGCAATGCAGATAGTCAAGTGGTGGCAATGCTCAATAGGCATTTTGCCAATGTCTAATATTAAACGATTCAAGGCGGTTGCCTCGAAACAAGAAAGGCGACGAACTCTTCTATTTTGGGAAATGCTTAGGAACTCAGACAATGGCGGCGAACAAGAATCATTATCACGGGATACACGGTATGTTGACTCCGAAAATAGTCCACAAGTTTGCATCGCAAGGTCTGACACTGACTGAGATTGCAAAACTGTATGGTTGCACTTCAACTAATATCAGTCATGCCATTGCAAGCCGTGAGGACTTAAAAAAAGCATGGGAGAAAGGCCACGCTGAACTACTGGTTGAATATACCGCACAACTCAAGAAGCGGGCGTTTGAGTCTGATATATGTTTACTCTTTGCGTTAAAGACGCAATGCCAGTATGTTGAAGAGCAATACAAGATAGGTAAAGACCTCGATAAAGAGAATAGGCCAGTGGTTAATATCTATTTGCCGGAAAACAATCGGGATAATCAAGTAGAGGATGAAGAGGAATAATAATTATAATAGTTAAACGTGTGTGTTCATACCTTATAGCCGCTAAGAACCTAACTCCACTCTTAGCGGTCTTTTTTAACCTAGCAGGAAATAGCGATGGATAAGACTGAATCTCAGATATTGAAGCGCTTGAAATATGTATTGTTGCTTGCAGAAAAGTATGGTTTCGCTCTTGTGTTAAACGATGATCGCTTTGAACTCAAGGCCACAAAGCCGGGTATCCACTTCAAGACTTACTGCTTTCAGCCTGGAACAACGATAGCCGATATTGGCGCGTTCTTGCGTGGTTATGATGCAGCGAGCATGAATCATGGTTGACGCCAGTCTAGTAGTTTCCTTCGATTCTGAATCACACAGCAACGACGGCATTTCTCTTGAGCTACATCGTGGTTTCGCCGGACTCCGTACCGGTATCCCGTTCAGAGTCTATCCGCAAGTCGAGGCACGATTGATCTGTGAGTTCGGTACGATCAGCTTAGGACAACAACGGTTCAGCGAAGAGAATGAATTGGTGGTGTTCACCGGGAGCGCAACGGCGAACCTCAAGAGGCCACTGGCGATCAATGTCAGTCTGGAACTGGTGAACGTGGCGTTTGATGAGTCGGGAAATGTCGCCAATCCCGCTGTTTACTTCGACCAGGAGCAACAGACCGTCGTTGCTGATCGTGCCTTCTATGGCGCTGTCAGGGCGAAATATCAAGCGCCGTATTCGCTCCACCACTACACATTCAAAACAGAGTTCGATGCTGGCACAAGCCAGACCGTCATTTACTCGGACACGATTCACGCCTTCCACAAGAAGGCCACGGCTTCACTTGAAATGAACGTGGGGATTGATGCGTCTTTCGAGTGGCGACCACTGTACAAGGTCACTCGGCGGATCGTTACCGATGAACTCGCCAGTTGGGAATATCCGCCGGTCTGGGCCACGCATGACGCAAACAGCAAAGGCAAATCGCCCGACGATCCAAGTATCCCGTCAAGGCCAATCGGTTCGTTTGGGGATTGGTCAAGTCACGAGATTGATCCCGATCATTCATTCGCCGATGAACGCCAGCATTTGTTTGCTGAGTTCAATCGACTCGGACGGTTGCGAATCTCAGAACGGTTAGTTGAAGTGCTTGATCCATACAAGCGATCCGGTCTGTCGTTTCAGTCATTGGCGGATCGTGGCCTGATTCAATTCTGGTTCGAGCGGATCGCCAAGCCAACCTTCCTACCCTCTCAGTCTGACCACGAAGCAGACTGGTATGCCGCTTTTCAGTCTTTCAACTGGGGTGAAATTCTCGAAGAGTTGCAAGAAGACTTCCCCAACATTCAGGAATCATCCCGATGAATCCCGCCGACAATTATGCAGAAATTGATGAAGCAATCGGGTATGACCCCATTGCCGTAGCACAGCAGAATCCCCAGTCAAAGGCGATGGCGATCAAAGCATTCTGCGCTTCTTGCGTCGGCTATCCCTCGCCAGGATGGAGGAATGAGATCAGGAACTGCACGGCCAATGGGAAAGCGGGCGCTTCACTTTGCCCACTGTTCATTCATCGCCCGTATAAGTGATCGGCGATTGTGTAACGTTTATAACACGGGATTTGACCGGCAAACAGGCCAGTGGTGGGGCGGTTGCGATCCATGTTGCGGCGGATCATGGTCTGCAACCTGGAATTGGTTAAATTATCCAATTCCTCTTTCTTGTTGCGATCCATGTTGCGGCGGATCATGGTCTGCAACTCGGAAATTGATCGCAGGAAATCAGCGGCAGAGGTTATGCGGGCTTGTCCCCATGTGGGGACAACGACTGAGAGTTGCGATCCATGTTGCGGCGGATCATGGTCTGCAACCGCAACGGGTATCTGCTCCACAATTTTAGGGAGCCTAGAAAAGCGGCTGAATCCAGTGGCGGGATTACCGACAGTGAACAAAATCAATGGCTTGCGATGGATTATGTTCCGTATAGAGTACTTAACCGGATTTAGTGTGATAAATCCTTTTTTTAGTCTAATTTAGAATGAAATAAGTGTGTTTTCAGTCTTTTATGGGCAAATGTGGCTGGATTCTGAGCAACACTTCTCATGACCTAGATTCAAACTAGGTCGTGCTGGAACACGGGTTGAAACCGCACTGTTTTTAGTTTGGCAAGTATGGCGTTGCCGAATCACGCCAATCGAAGTCACTCCGATAATCCGGGGCATCGCGACAAAATACCCGACAGCAACACTATGTAATTCACATAGGAAAATTAAAATTGACTTTCGTTGGCAATGCAGAATGGATCAGCAGCTGCTGAACGAACTACCTTCCTCAGTGCGTGTGGTGGGCGCAATGCTCGCCAATTCTGGCGAGAATGACCGCAACAGAAATTCCTTGACACAGTTTCAGCGGCTATCGCCCTGCACTCCCCTTCCCAGGTAAATGATGCAGTGCAACAGGCTTTCACCCCGTGCGCGGGGAGCAACGCCAATTCAGGTTTGAATCGGCATGACGTACTGTTCACCCGAACCAAACCGGACGGTCTGATAATTAATATCAGCAGTGCCGCCCCACTCGAACCGGCTGTTTGCATACCGGTCTGGGGTAGTCTGATATAGAAATTCAAGATAACGCTTATTATCAAGCACGAATCCACACTCTATCAAAACCCTCTTTCCTTATATATCAACCACTTGCAAACAGTGGTCTGATCATGCTTTGTGCATTCACTTATTAATCAATCACTTATGCTGAATTATCAGACAATGACGGTTTATTGACGCTACTTATCAAGGCAACCGGTCAAGACAAGGGGCAAGGGAAACGGGTAAACTATGTCCTGTGGTCAACCCCAGTGAGGAACAGACAGATGAACGATGAAGCGATGGTCAGGCGGGCAATGTCGGCATGGTTCAGGACACCCGCCAACGGGATCGATCAACCCAGTGCGGCATTATCGACAGTGGAGCGCGTGGGCAACTTCTCTTATGTCGTGCTGCGTAACGTGGCGGGCGTCATGGTGGTTTACCGGATCAAAACCGATGGCGCACTGAAACGGTTGATCCAAATCCCCAAACCGTTCAGAGAGACCGCGCCATGATGGATACCGTTACGGCTATTAACCAAGATGTATCCCATACGCTGGCGAAAAACAGCCAAAGTGCTGATCTTGGCGCTCAATTTCGTGCGTGGGTAGCTAAACAAAACCGATGGGAAATGATGATTGCATCTAAGAATAAGATGAATGCATTTCCTCAATTCTTTTATGAAGCAAAAAAGGGGAAGTGCTGCGGTCACTGTGGAGAATCGTTTGATGACGGTAGGTTAGTTATTCTTGGCCGGTTATCAATTCTTTATTCTGGCCCTGATAGAGATTGGCATTCTCAAAAATATACATTATGCGAAAACTGTAATGATGGTAGATATAATCATCATTATATGGTTATGCGTGATTGTTTCGCTTGCGGTAGAAAGATAAAGAGTCATTATGAGGAATTTAGAAACAGTCTCCCGCACTGTAGTAATAAATGCTATTGGACATTATCTAACAGAGAAGCACGGAGTACAGAATTACTACTTAGATCAAAGGTAACTTGTTCGATATGTTCTACCCAGTTCACTCCAAACCGAACCGATAGCCGCTACTGCTCAAGCAAGTGTCGCCAAAAAGCATACCGGCAACGCCAAGCAACCCGTTAAACGCAACCCTAACCAGTGAGAACCGCAATGGTAAATTTCCAGTTCTGTGAACAATACGTTTTGGATTCAGTATCTTCAATGATCAACACTGTGATTGAAGCGATGGATTCGTCTTGCCAATCCAATGAGATTGATACCCTAGAACTGGCTGTCAGTATGTTGGATCGAGTGAAGTTCCCTACTGAACCCAATTCAGTCCCATTCTGATTTGAAAATAGTCTGCTACTGACAGCAATCGGTAGCAGACTTCGCGGCGCAACTTGGGAGTAAAACGCCATGATTGAATTATCCCTTGCATCAATTCTCGCTATTGACCTTGTGTATACGGTCTACGCTCAAGGTCGTGGGTTCAAGAGGTTCGTGCCGGTCTTGTGTCGGCGAAATCCGAGCCTAAGCTATTGAATCATGGCGGGAATATGGCGGAGCAAGGTAGTTATGACAATCTTGGTCGTGGCAAGGATTATACGATAGCTCGACTTCAGCCTGCTTATCAGGTTCAGCAATAAACTCAAAGTAACGCGCTTCAATAATGAGTTTAAAATCAGCGGGTTACTTTAATCGTTCCATGAATTGAACTATCATTCATCCCGCCACATTCCGGCGATAGGAGCACAGGACATGACAACAGAAATTCTTGATACGCTCACTGAATCCGCCGCACTGGTTTCAGTGTTGATGAATACCGTGGATAGTTCGCTTTCTCTTGATGATGAACGGGCAAGACTCGGACTCGGCTTGACGCTCAATTCGATCCTGGAACGATTGGAAGGCGCGATGCTTTTGATCAGTGAGGGTAAGAGCATGGAAGCGTTCATGCGAACCCTGACAACGCCAGTTGATTGAACCGTCTTTCGTTCGCCCTGCAACGTGGTCAGGAAGGCGTCAAATCTTCGATTCTAGGCACTTTCTCAGGAAGGCAAGGCGAACGCTCAAACCCAGATTCAGCAGGCCAGAAACAGGCTGAATCTTTATTTCCACCAGTGAAACACTTTCCTTGAAAACTTCATCGTTAATCAATCACACTTGGATATCGTTAAGTGGAGGGTATGACATGAGTAAAACACTATCGGCTAACCAAGCGGTTGATCTTCTGCTGGCCGTGCGCGGTATGGGAGACCGCCACACGCTGCATAGGTGGGTTAAAGAAGGTTTGATCGGGAGAGAGTTCATTCATACCCGTTGCGCCGTCTACGATGAAGCTGAAATTCGTGCTGCATCAATCATTAAGCCGGGTAAGAAACAACCGAAACGGAAGGCCAGATAACAAAACGGC